GCCTTCTCTACTTTGTACTGCATCTTCTAATATTTGATTTCTATTAAAAAATTGTGGCATATTTACTTGTTTCCCAAATACTTCTGTAATAGGTATGCCTTGTTCTTGTAATGGTGCAGCAACTAAATCATTAACTGTTCTGTAATATAACTCTGCTTTTTCATTTGCTGTTAATGGTCTTTTAACTCCATTAGTTATTATTTTTAAATTTTTATCATATACATCAGGTGCTGCTTCTATTAACGCTGCTAAGTTAGTTTTATTATCTTCTAATAACTTATTATAATCTACGCCAATTTCTCCAAGATATTCTAAAGCTCCTTGACTAGGAGTAAATCTTATAAAATCATTTTTAATTCCTGGATTATTAACATAGTTACCTTCAATTATTTCTTGTGCTGATGCACCAACTATAGCTCCAGCAAATGCACCTAATGGTCCACCAATTATACCTCCACCAACTGCACCAACAGTTCCTGATAACCCACCACCTTTAACAAATGATTCTAAACCTGCTCTTACTTTTATAGTCCATGGTAATTTTTTTTGTGGTTCTGTTTGACCTGGATAATATCTATAACTTCTAAATCCTGAAGTGTCTCCTCTTTCTTTTAATAATCTATCTGCTGCTGCTTCGTATTCTATTCCAAACTGTGGACCAAATATTCCTTGAAAAGCATAAAATGGAGCTTCTAAAACTGTTATTAAACCATTCCAAACTGTACTACCAAAATTAGTTCCAGGATATTTTTCATTTAAGGATTTACTTATTGTTGAAGCTGCTCTTAAAGCATTGTAATCTTTTGCTTTTGACAATACTGATTTTACAAAAGATGTATGTTCGTTCTGTTCTACAGTATTAAATCTTTCATATTTTCTAAAATTATTATTGTTTGTTGTTTTCCATATTTCGTAATAATCTCTATTAGATGCACCTTCATTTGCTAATGCAGCAATTAATGTTTCTTCTTCTCTAGGATTAAATTGTTCTAATTCATAATATCTTTTTGAAAGAGCATCAGTGTCCATACTAAGTTTTTCATTATTTTCAAATTGTTTTTTAGCTTCAGCTTCTGCTTTAGATTTAAACCAATCTTCACTCCAGTTAGTGAAAAAACTCATAACAACCTATTTTTAATTGCTCTATGTGGATATTTTTCTAAAATAATATTTCTTAATGTATCAACTTTATTTGCTGAAGCATTAAATAATTGTGGCATATCTGATATTTGATTACCTGGTTCACCTGGTATTTGTGTAGGAGAATTAAATAAATCATCACCCATTTGTACTGGTAAGTTAGCTACATTAGGCATACCACCTGTAGCAACTACTTCTTGTGCAAGTGGTCCACCAACTGCATCTATTTGACTTTGTATATTTGCTGTTTGTCTAAAAGGGTCTCCTTCAGCTCTTGGTGGTGCAACTATATCTGCATACGCACCATCAACTTTCATGTCTGTACTTTTTTTTAATACACTAGGTTTTCTTACCATTTTTCATAATCTCCTGGATTTTCTATTTCAAACCCTAAACTTATACTAATCCATACACCAGGTATAGGTGTTGGTAATATAATATTCCCCAATGGAACATCTTGTTGTGAAATAAAATCTCTATATATTACTGGGTCATTATTAGGAACTACATCATCCCAATCTTCTTGATTAATTATGTCGTAAAATAATTTATTAATATCAGACAACTGGACCACCACCTGTTAAACCAGCTAATACACTAGCTATGTCTGGTTCAGGTCCTGGACCTTGTGGCATACCTGGCATACCTGGCATACCACCCATTTGTTGTTGTGCTAACATCATTTCTTCTGGTGTCATTTCTGGTTCTTCAGGGGTATAGAACTTGTCTAGTATATCAGTTATATTTTGTGGATTTTTTCTAATCTCTACTGCTGCCATAGTTGCTTTAGGGTCTCCCTGTGCAGCTTGTGCCATCAGCGATTCAAACAAAACTGTTTCGGCTTTTTCAGCAGATATTCTTTGTTGTATTTTAGTGATGTTATCTAATCCATCCATATTCTCTTGTAGAGTTTGTGTATCTATAATACCCTGTTGTTTTAATTGCAAACCTGTAATAATTTTTTGTGGCTCATCAAATCCTGCCATAACTCCATAGACTCTTCTAGTTTCATATACTTCTGATATATCAGTGTCTGGAGAATAAGTTTCTTTAAATGCAGTTCCTTTATGCCTACCTGCAATAGGTTTACGCACATTACCAAACATTAACTCATCATATTCAAGTCGTTTAGCATCCATTTCTTGTAATGCTTCTTTTAGTATTGTTTGATATTCTCTAACATGTAATGATGCAGATTGTCCTAGTTCTTCTAGTCCTCTACCAGTAACAAATGCGTTAGGAGATTGTCCATCATCAGATACAGGATAAGCTGCACCAAGTCGCAAGTGTCGTTCAAGTCTATCTACTTGTTGAAATAATTGGTATGGTAGATTGTTGACTGGCTTAGACACTTGCGAACCAGGTGTCAAATAGTTAACAGCAAATCTGCCTTTTCTATATTTTCCTGATTCAATTTCACCAACAATGTTTGTCTCTGTAAATACTGCATCTTCCATAGCAATAGTTCCAAGAATATTAATCTTTGCCATATTTGCCATAAGACCAGTTATATGTTGAAACTGTGATTGCATTTGGTCAAAACTATATCGTTTAGCTAATACAAATGCTGGTCCAGATTTTAAAACATTAGGAATAAAATCTATTGTCTTTTTATTTTCAGGTAAATAAACATATGTACCTTCATTGTCATAATATTGTACTAATACTTTTCCATGACCTGTTGAGTTAGCCCATGTACCTGCATTGTTTCTAGTGTCTATCAAAGCTGAATATGGATTTTGAAATCCTTGGTTATCTTCTCTTGCATATATATATCCTTTAGCTTCAGGGTATTGTTCAGCTAACACTGCATGAGGAACTCTACGAATAATTGCTAATTCGCTTGGTTGTTGGTCATTACCAAACACACCTGGATAACAAGTAAATGAATCTTGTAACTCTGCATATGGATATGGGTTATCATCCCTATCTCTTCTATGTCCAATAGTCCAAGCTACAAACCCATAACCAGGCAACCATCTAGCTGCTTGTGGTAACTGCATATGTAATTTTTGAAACTTATCATATGCTAAAACAATTCGTTCTAGTTTCTCTGATTTTTTTCTAGCTCTCTCGCTATCCTTTTCATTAATAATATCTACTTTTAAATCTGGACTTCTACCTAACTTTTGTGAAAATCTTTCTAATGCTGTTAAAAATAAATTAGGTGCAGGAAGTTCGTGATACTCTACATTAATAGTATTACCAAGCAGTGCTTTGACTGCTGATTCATCACCATTCATTATGTCTCTTATCCTAGCTCTATCAATCATTTGTTCTTGATTAATAATTCTTAGGTAATCTATTTTTTTATAAAGTGCTTCGTTATCTAAAGGCATTTATCTCCAATTATCTAAATCCATATTACTAGAATTATACCCTGTAAAACTAGGATTGTATTCATATCCTAATTCTGCAAAGCGTTCTTTTTGCATTCTTCTTATGGCTCTCATTGGAAACCAACTAGCCATAACTATGTCAGTTTTTGTTCCTACAGTTTTACTTTTATTCTTTGCAGAACTGAAATAAACTAACTGACTTGTATATAAGTTTACCTTCTCTTGTGCTTCAAAGCTAAGATAAGGTAAAGAAATTATTTTATCTTGAAACATAGGTCGCATAGCTGTTACACCATAAATAGGGTCAAATTTATTTTTATAAGTTTCATGTCCTTCTAAAAAGATACCATGCTGTGATGCAAACTCTCTTATACTTGCATCCTGCCTAATAGCTTTTTGGAAACCATTTTCTTCTATGACCCAATGCGAACAATTATATTTTGTCCACCATTGTTTTATAATTTCTAATGCCTGTGGAATACCACCACCTAAACTGTTGTTCATATCTACCATGTATAATTTATTTGCTTCCATATCATATGCCCATAAAAATGCAGCTTGATAACCTGTAGATGCTGGGTCTAATCCTGCAATTAATCTTACGCCATGTGGTATATGTCCTATATCTCTTCTTTGGTCTCTACATTCCTCTATTTCAACTCTATCAAATAATGCAAGACCATCTGGCATAGCTACATTCAAATAAACCATTTCGTATATTGCTCTACCACCTGTAGTTTCTGCTGCTCGTTTTCTATCCATTAACCATTTATAAGTTCTTTTACCAGACCATAACATACAATCAACATGGTCATTTTCATTCCAGTCAGGTAAAGTACAAGCAGTATCGTGTGCTTCTTCTACAATAGTTTTCCATGATTCGTTTTCTAACAAATGAGAATACAAGTCATCATAATGCTGTCTTGAACCTATTACTACCATAGCTGTATGTTCCTCTTTTCTTGATGACAAAGTTGTTGTCCACCAGTTTCTAGTATTTTCTCTTGATGCTGGTTGCATAGTAGAGCTATGGTCCTCAATGTCATCTGCAATAATAATATCGCAGTCTCTGGATAGTATTTTACCACCTCTACCAATACCTACCATAGTAGGAGATTTAATACCTGTTACTGTTCGTGTACCTACAGTAAACTCTGTAGATGACCACGCTTTACCACTTCTGTTTTGTGGTTTAAATTTAGGTCCTGGTCCACATATTTCTTCTATTAATAATTCATTGTTTTCTAATTGGTCTATAACAGAGCTAACAGAGTTTTTAGATATATCTTCATTACCACCTACCCAAAGTATTCTTATGTTTGGATTTTTTACAAATTAACCATATAACAAAATGTATAAGCAAATCTGTTTTGCCATGTCGTGGTGGAGATAATATCATTTGTTGTTCTCCATTTTCTATTGCTTCTAAAATAGATTCAATCCATCTCACATGAAAATCAGGTGTTTGATATGGTATTCCTTGTTCTGTTTGAAAATATCTATCTCTAAAATCTTTAAAATCTTTTAATGATTTTTCTGCTACTTGTGGTATTGCCCAAGTTTTTTGTTGTATCTCTGTTTCTGTATCTTCTACCCAAGCATTGTATGCCATTGATACTGCTGCTACAGATGTATTAAGTATCTTAGCTACTTCAGACATAGTTACTTTTTTTTCTAGTATCTGTTGTCCATATCCTGATTCTTTTAAATCTGTATAAGTTTTACCTCTGCGTTTTTGTACATTATTTTGACTAGGTATATTAATAACATCATCAACTTGTTTCCATTCTATACCTTTTGCTTTAGCTCGTTTTTTTTGTTGAGAAATTCTGTTTCTACATCTAGTACTACAAAATTTACTAGAGTTTGGAGGTAAGGGTCTCATGCACCCTGCTGCGTAACATATTTTTTTATTTACCATAATTTACACATTCTTTATTTTTACAAACTATTTTACCATCTACAATAGATAATACTTCACCACAAACAGGACAAGGTATTTGGTAAATACTCAAAAATTATTTTTTCTTTTTCTTTGTTTTTGCATAATATGCTTGTACTTGTTTGAGGGTCATTTTTTTACCACTAGGTGAATAATAATACTTACCTCGTTTAGTAAAAGGCATAATTACATCTTTTTATATTTTTTAGTTTTTTTAGCGTAAGATTTTTTCTTACCTTTTTTATCTATAACCATACTCATTACTATACCACAAAACCCCACCGAAGTGGGGTTCTGCACATACAGTCTGTCCATTTACTGTTTTATGAAAGAATATGAAATATCAAATCAACTAGCCATCAGTTTTCTAACACACAACTGTCATTACTTTATCTGATGAAAAGCCTTTTCTTTTCATATCTAATCGTGTACCTCTACACGAT